CGTTGAGCATGTCGTCCTCGTCTGTCATTGGTGTGATGTCGGGTTGAGATGTCTTTGGGGGTGCGACCTGCTGACCGATGGTGCCGGCGCGGACCTGGGCGATGAGCCCTGTACCACAGCACGCCGTGTAGTCGACGTCTCCGTGCGTGACGACGGGCCAACCGGGGCGGGTTGCGATGATGGCGTTGATGGTTGCAACCGCTTCGGGGCTGGCGGCGTTGTCGTTGCCGACCATCACGAAGATGGAGCGTGAAACGTCGTTGAAGTTTCCGTTGACTTTGCGGCCAGGGTTTGACGCCGGGTTGATGTCGTCGCCGCGGAGTTCCCATGCGCTGCCGGACTGGGAGACGCCGTAGGAGTAGCCGACCGAGTAGCCGCGACCGTTGAGGTAGCTGGCTTGGATCTGCCGTAGGAACGTTTTGACCTGATCGTCGGTGTACGGCTCGAAAGTACCGCCGCCCGGGTAGTGGATGACCCACGCGCCGCCGACACTCTTGGCCGCTGGGCCGGCGACCGGTCGCGCCGGATCTTGCCAGTCTTCGCGAGGGTGGACCGTTGACATGGCGGCGGGCTCCTCGTCGGTCATGACCTTAAAGTCGCGGATCTCGATGTCGGCGAAGTCGCAACGGAGCCCGACACGGTTACGGCCGCCCATTGTGGCGGGCGTGTTCTCTTGCACGTCGGCCATGACCGCGCCATCCCATGACAGGGTGTAGTGATCGTGGCTGTGGACGGTGACCTCGAAGTCGTGCCATTCGCCATCGAAGAACGGCGACGGCGTAACACCGCGGACATGCTTACGGGCATAACCGGTACGCACACCGTACGGCGTGCCCGGTCGCTCTGCCCGTAGCTCGGCAGAGATCCCGACATGGCCGGCGGGCCGGTCGTATGTGCCGAGGCCGATCAGTACGTTCTCGTCGTTGCCGGCGGCCGGCGTCGTGCTCGACCCGTACATCGGATGGAAGACGAGCCCCGGCCGATAGTGCGCCGGCGTGCCGTCCTCGAATACGGGCGGCGACATCAGCGAGATGGTGCGGACGGAGCCAGACCAGACGTAGGGCGGTGCGTAATCCTGCTCGGACGCGAACCGGTAGTACGATCCTCGTGCGTCTACGTTGCCCGCTGTGGCGTTGCGTTGGATGCCGGGGCCGGTAGTGACCCAGCCGGTCCCCGGCCCGCTCCCCGTCGCGATCATCCGCATCGGGTCACGTCCAGGCCGAGTAGGCCGTGGCTCCGCCCGCTACGGCCAGCGTCCTGTACTCGAACGCTACGCCAGAAGCCGCGGCGTAGTCGAGGTAGGTGCCGTTCGTCGGGACTGTGCCCGTTGAGATTCGGATACCGTCGTCATTGACGGTTCGCTGACCTGACTGCCTGCCGCCAGCGGCAACCCGCACGTAAATGTCGTGCGTAACGACGGTCGGCTGCGATCCGGTCGGGGTCGGGTCCGCTATCGCCACCGAAATATATCCGGCAGCGTTGGCCGAGACGGTCAGCACAGGCGTGGCCGGTGGCGTGTAGTCCACCGATATGCCGGTGTTCGTATCGACGCCGGGGACATCGCTGGCGTTCCAGGTCGTCAGTTCAATCTTAAGGCCGGTCTGCCCGTCAGTAAAGACGTAGCCGAGCGTCACCTCCGTGACAGCGCCCGTCACCTTGCCGGTCGTGAACAGCTCGGCGTCGACCGAAGACAGGACACGGATCTTGTAGGCGGCCTGCGCCGCCACCGTCCATGTCACGGTGGCCGAAGATGATGCGAGCACGGCGGACGTTGCCGGGGCCGTGATCGTCGGCGGAGTCGCAGCCGCACCGTTGACCGTCAGACCGGATCCGTACGGGCCAACAGCGTCGGCAGCGTCCCACGTCTTGACCTTGTACTCGATGCTTTCGCCGTCGGCGGCCCACGACGAAGCGAGCGTGACCGACGTGGTCGCTGTCGGGTTCTTGATTTCACCGGCACCCCACGCCGACGTGCCCGCGTTCCAGTAGCTGAGCGCGCCGCCATCGACCGACTTCGACAACGCATACGCCGACTGTGTATCGCCGCCGTCGGGGTCGTTGAAGGTCCAGTCGAGCAGCAAGCTCGAATCAATATCGTTGAAACTATTGTCCGCCGGAGCCGACCAAGTCGGAGCCGTCGGGGCCGCGTTCAGTGAGGACGAGTAGGCGTTGCCGTAACTGGTCCCGGTTGGTAGTGATGCGGGATTGGTTACCTTACTGAGCACGTCCCCCGAGCGAGAATAGACCGTGACGAAGGGCGATGTGTTGTGAACTACAGACAGATATGTGCCGTCGGGCGACCACGACGTGCCTCGACCGTTACCTGTCGGCAGTGTCGCGGGGTCAGCGATTTTAGTGAGTACGTCCCCAGCCCTTTTGTACACGCTGACGAACGGCGATGAGGTGTGCGCTACCGACAGATAAGTGCCGTCAGGCGACCATGCGGTGCCGTGACCAACACTTGTCGGCAATGTAGCAGGGTCAGCGATTTTAGTAAAAACATCCCCAGCCCGTTTGTAGACCACGAGATATCCAGATCCGGCATGCACCACTGACAGATACGTGCCGTCGGGCGACCATGCAGCGTTCCGGCCGTAACCTGACGGTAGTGCAGCCGGATTGCTGAGCTTACTGAGTACATCCCCCGACCGTTTGTAAATGATGATATACGGGCTGTAAAAGGTCGTCACTGCCAGATATATACCATCAGCAGACCATGCGTTACCGAAACTAAAATATGGCGGCAATGTAACAGGGTCAGCCAGCTTAGTTAGTACATCCCCAGCCCGTTTGTATACTGTAATAAACGGCGATGTGGTATGCGATACTGTAAGATAGGTTCCATCAGCAGACCATGAAGCGCCATAGCCGTTACCTGTCGGCAGTGTCGCGGGGTCAGCGATTTTAGTGAGTACGTCCCCAGCCCTTTTGTACACGCTGACGAACGGCGATGTGGTATGCGCTACAGCTAGATATGTATTGTCCGGCGACCACGATGCACCGCGACCAGTGCCGGTCGGCAATGCAACAGGGTCAGTAAGCTTACTGGATACATCCCCATCCTGCCCGTAAACCGTCATAAACGGCGTCGTGGTGTGAGCTACCGCGTTGTAATACTGGGTGGCCATCAGCTCGCTCCCAGCTTCAACACGACGGCCCAGCCGTCAGGCTTGCCGACCTTCGCGAGCATCACTTTGTCGGCAACCGACAACGTCAACGACGCATCCTTCAACGCGACCGGAGATGCCGTAGCATCCCCCGCGAATAACACTGTCAACGGCGACGTAGCCGCCACCTCGCCCCAAGTAATCTCTTGGGTTCGCCCACCAGTTACCAACATTTCACACTCCCCTTAAACTGAGTTTCATATCGCTGCCGTCGAGCGGCAAAGACCATGCTGTGACCAGAAACCGGCCATCGACCGGAACGGAACTATCAACGAAATCGACGACGCCGGAATGGCCGTGGATCGGATTCGGTGACACCGACAGCTCGAACAGCCGGGCGACACGAGACTCCGCATCCATGACCCGCAACACCGCAGTCTCCAACGCATCCTGCGAGGCGTACGTGCCGCGAATAATACGGCGGATCGTTCGCCCGCCACGACCGTCGATTGAAGTCAAACCGTCAGACTGATTCGTCAGCGTGTAAAGCCCGGTACCGGCGACCGGTGCCGCCGCCGCCGTCGCATCATCATTGACACCGATGATCTCGTTAGCCGCCTGGTAATAGTCCGAAATGCTGGTGCGGGATTCGCTCACCGTCGTAGACACCGAATCGGCGCTGTACGTCCAGACCGTCGGCAGATCGGTGGGCGACAGATACGGGACCGACCGGTACCATCCGTCACGGTCAACACGCAACGCCCGGTAGCCGATCGACTCGAGGAGGTCGTTGACGATTTGCAGCGTCGTTGTCTCGTCGGCCAACGGGAACACCCGAGCAGCAGCCGACGTTGTAGCGGCCGCCGTCTGGTCGATGCTGACCTTCGCCTCACCCGCCCCGGTGATCAACGCCTCGACGGCTGCGATGATCGCACTACCCGACGCCAGCGAATAGGTGACGCCGTGCGGCGTGTTCAACACGTCGAGCTTGTCGAAACCTTCGACCTGCCATGTCGGCGGGATCTCACCGATACGGCGCTCCGGTGTAGACGGCAAAAACACACCCAGGTTCAGCCGGTACCACGTCGCATTATCGGACGAAACCAGCATGTACGGCCGGAGCCGCTGCGAGCCCCACGCCACCTCGCGGGCAAGGTTCAGCCGACACGACCCGTGAAGCGTCCGAAAGATGCCACGGTCGACACTGGAGCCCGCCGCCAGAAAGTCGGAGCCGAGATCCTCGATGAGCACGTCGTCAGAGTCGAGCAGGTCGCAGCCGGCATCGTAGAAGACTTGGCGCCCCTCGATGAGCGTGACCTGCTCAGCCGGCGTCAGCGACGACCAGAGCAGAACCGTCATACGATTTCCGAATATGTAATGTTCTCGACAACGATCGCGACGTTCATCACCCTGTCAGGATGCGTCCGCACCTCTTCGCCCGAGATGCTCGAGAATACGCCGTACAACTGCCGGCCACGCTGATCGCGGAACAGGATCGCCACACGAAGCAGATTGAGCATCGACGTATAGTCGGCCCGATCCATCCGGCTGAACGTCACCGTTACAACCTCGGCTTCGCCCGGCGTCGAAACGATCCGGCGGACACCGCCGGCATAGACCCGCACCAACGACGGCGCGGCGTGCGTCACCATCTCCGACGACTGCGGCAACAGCAACACGTCGGATAGATCCGATATCGGCGCCATTGCGGTCTTGGTCAGCGTCAAAATTGTCACGCCGCCCGCCTTTCTTGTTGCAACGTCCGGGCGTACTCTCGGGCCATCTCACGGGCCACGGCTTTCCAGTCGGGCTCAGTGGCCCGCGAATCGCCTATCGACGAGACACGCTCGCCGGCCTGCAACATCGTCACCTGATCCGTACCGGGCAGCCCCGGCACAACGCCGCCGCTATGGAGCCGCGGGATGTTCGGCGTGCCGACTGACGGGATGGTCAGCGACGGGAACGAGGGGCCAGGGCCGGGAGGGTCCCAACCGCCGATCGTGAAGCCGGGGAGGCTGAGCCCGTTCCATGCATCGATCACACGGTTGATGACGCCTTTGAATCCGTCGTAGATCGAATCGAACGCACCGGCAACGCCTGAGGCGATGCGGCCAGGTAGCGAGGTAACGAAGCCGACAACGGCATCGATGCCGCTCGAGGCGAAGCCCTTGATGTCTTCCCAAATGTCGTCAGCGAAACCGGAAACGGCGCCCCATACGGCGAACCATGCAACCTTAATCGCGTCGAGCCCGATATTGATCGCGCCTTTCACGATGTCGATTGCAAGCTGAACGACCGCCTTGATGCCATCCCAGACGCCCGAAAGGATCGTCTTGATGCCTTCCCAGACGCCCGACCAATCGCCCTTAATGAGAGCCGTCACCGTCTGGATGACGCCTCGGACAGCTTTGATCACGCCGTCGATGTAGGACTGGATGAAATCCCAAACGTCGGCGACGTACTGGAGGATCGTGTCGCCGAACGTCTCCCAAATTTTGGTGACGGTCGCAACCCAAATCTCGATGTACTTCTTGACGGCGTCGACAACGAACGAGACGACCGTCAGGATGTCGGGCCAGATCATTTTGAACCACGCGACGACCGCGTCGAATGCCTTGACGATTTCGGCGGCGACCATCTGGATCATCGGCCAGGCGTCGTTCATCAGATACTGAACGACCGCGTCGACGGCGTTTCGGAACGGCTCGAAGTTCTGGTAGGCGTAAACGAGGGCGGCGCCAATGGCAGCCACAACAGCCACAAGAGCGACGAACGGCGCGGCGGCAACGATCGCAGCCGCAGCCGCAGCGAGGAGTGGAGCAACGACAGAAACGAGCAGCACCACGCCGAGCGCTGCCAGCGCCCCGATCACTTCGTCTTTGTTCTTCTTGAGGAAGTCGAACACGCCTCGAGCTGCTTCAAGTGCCTTCGGCCAGTTATCGACGAAGAAGGTCGCCACCTCTTCGGCCGCGTCGCCTATCGCCTCAAAGACTGGCTTGACTGCGGGCCATGCTGTACCGGTCAGCCAGTCGAACACGTCCTCGATGGCTTCGCGCACTGTCGGGAAATTGCGCCTGACGAACTCAACCAGCGTCGAGATCGCTGCAACGCCGATGTCGATCGCGTCGCCGAGGAACGCCATCGCCCTGTCGAACGCCGCCGAGATCCGTTCGGAGTTCTCCGTGATCCAGTCGGCGGCCTTCTGGATGGTCGGCGCCAGCTTCTCACCGATCTCGATCAGGATGACAGCGAACGTCGCTTTGATCTTGTCGAACGCCGACGCTAGGCCGCCGTCCATTGTGTCGAACGCATCCTCGGTCGCGCCGGCCGACTTAGACATCTCGCCCATGACATCGGTGAACGCTTCGCCGCCGTTAGCGGTGAGCGCCAAGACTGCCTGCCCGGCCTCGACCGAACCGAACATATCGAGCACCGACTTGTCCGACGCCTCAGCACCATCAGCGATGAGCTGGAAGGCGTCGCCCATCGTGCCGCCCTGGTCGATGAAGTCTTGGAAACCGCCACCGGTCATCGCCTGGAACGCCTTGTCGGCAATCGTCCCTTCTTTGCCGAGCTCGGCCAGCGCACCCTTGATCTGGGTTGTCGCGCCCGCTGTCGGGACACCCTTCGATGTGAGCACCGCGAGGGCCGCAGACACCTCGTCGAAGCCGACACCGAGAGCCGACGAGATCGGCGTGATGTTCGATATGCTTGCGCTGATCTCCTCGAACGTCGTCTTGCCGAGACGCACCGTCGTAAACATCAGGTCCGACGCTTCAGCCGCTGAAATGATCTCGTCGCCGTAAGCATTCACGACCGACGAGATCCCGTCGACGGCTGTCGTTAGATCAGTGACGCCGCCCTTCGCCGCCTTCTGCGCCGTCTCCATGAAGTCGAAGACGTTGCCCTCGGGCACGCCAGCCGAGAGCGCCTGATACAGCGCCGGGATTGTCTCCTCGGGGAGTACGCCGAACTTCTTGGAGAATTCCTTCACCTGCCCAGACATGTCGTCCATCGCTTCGGCCGAGATCCCCGGCAGGAGCGTGAACACCTCGTTCATCGACTTCTCAAAATCAGCGAACGCGGCGATGCCCTTGACAGCGGCGACGCCTAAACTGATACCGACCGCAGCAGCAGACTTCCCGGCTGTCTTGACGAAGTTGCCGATCTTGCTCGACGAGTCGTCGAGGCTGGCCTTCAGACCCTTATTGTCGCCCAATATCTTTACGTTGATGACCGACTTAGATGCCACGCTCGCCCGCCTTTCGTCATAACTCGGATTACTTGCGGGACTGCTGATCGGATCGCCAGTTCAGATAGTTGGCGGCGACCGTGAACAGGTCGCCGTCCTCCATCAACTCGTCGATGGTGATCCCGGCGCCTGACTCAATGGCGACGGCAACAACTCCCCAGAGGACTGATTCGCGTCCAAAGGGTCGTCACCTTCGCCATCGTCAACTACGGCCGCGACGAGTTCGACATCGTCCAGCCAGTTGTCGAACTTGGAGACAACGCCGGCCGAATGCCACGCCAGCCAATAGAGCTGCTCCATGCCAATGTCACTATTCAGCTGCGCCTTAAAGTGCCGCTCATAGGCGACCTGTGTACGCGGTCGGACGGGCACCAGTTCTTCGGTGCCGTCAGTCTTCGTGATGTTGAGCTGCAGTTTCATGGTTTCCCCCAATGTTGGGCCTCAATCAAGGCCATGTTTCTTGATTAGCTTTTTGACGTGGTACTCGTACTCGCCGGTAACTTCCATGCGACGCTGGTCGAGAGCGTCATAAAGGAACGGGTTAGGCGAGATGTTGCGCTTGCCCCAGCCGAAGTGAATGGGGCCGGCGTACGGGACTTTTGCGAAGCCGGCACGAACGACGCCGCCCGACGCAATGCCGGACGAACGTAGAGTGTTGGCAAGGTGGCCCGAGCGCCGCGGTACGCGAGCTATTGCCTCGTCCTCGACGATCTTCGCGGCCTTCGCGTGAATCTCTTTCAGGTCGCTCGAGCCGCCTTCGATCTGGCGGAGAGCACGCTTCAACTGGCGCGCGCCCTCCACCTCGATCGATGGCTTGGTCACGACACCGTGAAGACGGGTTCACCCTCGGAAACGAGATCCAGGGTGAACGTCTGACGCTGACCGGTTTCGGCGCCCATCATAAACGGGATCGCCGGAATGCGAGCGTTGAACGTGCAGAACGGGTTACCGGCTCCAACGACAGCATTCGTCGGGGCGATGATGATCTCAACCACCGTGTCACGCAAAGCCGAAATGACGGTGTGCGACAGACCGGAACCGTAAGCGAGCTCCACGTCAATCGAGCAGGTCCATTCCTTCTCAACGAAGTTCAGGTCGTCGCCAGGCGTGACGCTGACAGTCTTCGACATCGCTTTGACGTCGGTTCCGTTGATTGAGATTTTCGGGGTAATAATCCTGTATCCGGCCATGTCAGGCCTCCTTCTCTGTGGTCGGGCCTGAGGCCTTCGGGGTTGGTGTTGCGACTGGTGCGGGCTTACGGAGAGCGGCGAAACGGTCGCCGTACGGCAACAGGGCAGCCAGCGCGTCGCCGGTCACCTCGTCGCCTGCGGAAAACGATTGGCCGCACCACTGAAGATCGGCCTGCGCCTCATAAACGGGTGACTTGCTCATTGGTGTGCCTTTCATACGATCGAATATCTGGTGTAAGAAATGCGGCAAACGAGATAGGTCGTGCCGTCTGGGAAGGAGGACAAACCGACATCACTAACGCCGCTGACAGTGACCTCGTCGCCGCCAATGTCAATCGGTGCGGCCCTAATTAGAATCAGCGCTTGAGCCTCAATCCAGGCCTGAGACGTCAACATGTCGACGGTGCTCGCGAGTATCCAGACGTCAAGGCCGATTGAGATCTCACCGAAGGTTTCACTGAGCGTCATATACGACTCAGCGGGTGCAACGAAAGCCGACTTCGCCGCGAAGCTCGGCGGGCGATACGGGAGCGCATGCTCGACGTCGCACGCTGCAGCGATCGCGTTGGCGATATGTTCAGCCGGCGTCGTCATGCAAACGCCGGCTTCGAGTATGTGCCGATCAGCTTCATGTATTGCGGGTCGGTGGTGCGGATGCCTTGCGCCCCAAGATCACCGAACGACTGGACGCCGAACAGTGCCGACGTTGCACGCTGCGCCAACTGTGCAGCAAGCAGCGAACATGCCTGATTGATCGGTGAAGGCACGGCAGCGAAACCCCAAGAACCGACGATCTCAATGCGACGGCGACGACGGCCACCGTGCGGAAACTCGCGGTCGAGCATTCGGAGCGTGTCGTACGGCCAACCGTCTGCAATCTGGTGGTAGGCGTCGAGTTCATATTCGCTGGCTGTAATCGTTGTCTCGAACGTGCCGTCGTCGTCGTCGTCAAGTTTCAACGTCGTGACACTGATGAGGTCGGGCACCTCGAGGCTGTAGCCACCAACACCGAATATCTTGGTTGCTGTTACGGGTAAGAACGTCCGGCCGGTGTCGTTGTCGATAGCGACGGTTGCCGCTTCGATCGAGTCAGTAACACGGCCGAGGAGCGCCGCGCCGACTGTTGCTTCGCCCATCCGTTCGATTACTTCGTTTGCAGTGCAATACGCCATGACGCTCCCCTTCCGTTACTTGCGGGCCGTAGCGGGCTTTGTGGGCTTGCGTGGCGGGTGCACAGCGGAGCGGGTCGGCTCGGCCGTGCGTGTCTCTGGACGGGGCGTCGGTGCCTCGTCGTTGCGTGTCGCCATGCCGAGAGACACGAGGCCTTCGGCTTCGGCGGCGGGCAGGTCGATCGAGTCGCCAGGATTCGGCCACGACTGCCCGTTGCGGGTGCCGCTGATCTGGCGGGTCATTGTTACTTTCGGCATTACGCCTCCTTGATGTTCGGTGTGACGGGCCTTACGAACGGGGCGCGACCGAAGATGGCCGCGCCCCGTTCAATCAGGTCAGGAAGCTGCGCCTGCGACGTACGCCTTGATGGCGCCCGTCGTGTCAGCCTGCACGCCGCCACCGCGCACGACGCAACGGAACGTCGTCATGTCGGTGTTGAACGCGAAGTCAGTCGACGACTCGAAACGAACCTCGTTCACCTGACGGGCGAAGTAAGTCGAGAAGTCACCGAACAGGACCGTCTTTGCATCGGCGGCAGCAGCCGCCATGCTGACATCGACGTAGACCGGCTTGCCGAGCAGAACGTCCGGTGCGCCAGCAACAAGGCCGGGCTGCCAGATGTACTGATTGTCGCCGTCCTTGATCTTGCGGATGGCAGCAACGTTGCTGTCAGCCAGCAGCCAGCCACACGACGCCGAATTGCGATACGGCGAAATGACGCTGTGGTACAGGTCGATCAGGTTGTCGCTCGTCGGGACGAACACCGTCGCTGATCCGGTCACGCCAGCGGATGCCGCAGTAGCGACACCTTGCGGCTGAGCCGTACCCGTACCGGCGGTGAGGTGTGCACCCCACGCATTACCGACAGCGCGACCGGCCTGCATGGCAAGGTAGCCAGTCAGGTCGATACCGGTGTCGGTGAGCAGTTCGGTCGACACCTGAATCAGCGTGGCGTACTTGTAGACCGGCAGCGAACGCGAAGCGAACGCCGGATCAGACTCGGAGATTGCAGCCTTCTCAGCGGTGAGAGCCGCCGAGCTGTGACCGGTCGTTGCCGGCACCTGGATCTCTTCGCCTGAGCTGGTACGAAGAAGCGTCGGGCCAGCCTGGAGCACGCCCGATACTTCGATCAGGTGGGCCTGGAGCTGGTCGTAGAACGACGTCGGGACAGTGGCACCGCCAGCGCCAGCCGTGGCCTTCGACAGGTCACGCTGAACAGCGCCACCCTTGAACGACACGGAACGGGTTTTGCCGTCCAAGAAGTCGCGAAGCAGGACTGCGTCGGTCGGAGCATCCGAGCGGGTATCCGGTGCCGTCATGGCATCCAGTGCACGATGTACGTCGGGATCGACTTCGTCGGCACGCTTGAGCGTGGCGGCGATG